TCAAAACAACCACACGCCGATTGCGAGCCCCGCGAACCAGACAATGGCGTAAGACAGATGCTCGCGGGTGACCCAGCCCCAGCGGGGCGGCGCTTTCCTGGCGTAGTCGGATTTCTTCGGCTTATTCGCAGTCGTCATTTGGTCTCCTCTCGTCTGAACCAGCGCATGGATTTCTCGAAGCCGCGCACCAGGAAGTAGGCGGTGACGATCCATCCGGCCCAGTCATCCAAGGGCTCCGGCAATGGCTCGGCTTCCCATTTCAGATGCAGCAACTTGTCGGCCACGACCGCCGCGAAATAGATGATCAGCGGATAGGCGAAGAGCGGACGGATCCAGCGGGTCACCCACCAGCCATGCTCCAGCACCAGCAGGTCGGCGGCGCGCTTTCGGGACTCCAGCTCGGCCTCGATCGCGGCAATCGCGACACTCGCCTTGGCTTGGGCCTGCACGCCCTCGCTGTCGATCAGTGCCGACAGCAGTTTTGCGCCCCAGCGCAACCATCCCGCGGGCAGCCAGCCGCGAAGTGCGGCGACGCCGCCTCCCAGCACCCGCCAGAGCCAACGCATTAGCGCCCCTTCTGCCGCCAGTCGTCCCAGCGCGCGTAGAGCACGATGCCGATGCCGCCCACCGCGAGCGCCATGGCGAGGTAATCGAGATAGGCGCTCATGCCCTGATAGGGCTGCAGGAAGCTGGAGGCCTCCATCACCTGGGAGCCGTAGTCGGCGGGGACCGACAGGAGTCCCACCGCGGCGCCCAGCGCGGTGCGCGAGTTGGTGGCGGTGACCGGCCAGCGGTAGCCCAGCAGCTTGGACTTCGGGTAACGGCGGATGTTGACGGCATCACGCTGGTTGCCGCCGACCACCTCGATGGTGTTGCCGACGGTCCGGACGTAGAAGCCCACATGGCCCTGCCAGGAACTGCGGCCCCGCTTGAAGACGGTGACGCAGCCATATTTGGGCGCCTTGAGCTTCTTGCCCCATTGCAGGAACGAGCGGGCCGCCAGGCTACTGGTGCCGGGCTCGCCGGCTCGGCTGAGCATGGCGTTGGCGAAGGCGGCGCACCACGCGACGGAATCGTGCTTGACCCAGCCATGGCCCGCCTCGCCGTAATATTTCAGCACCTTCGGATTGTCGCGGGGCCCATGCCCCTCCTTGGTGCCGATCTCGCCCTTGGCGAGCGTCATCCATTTCGGTTCATGCATAAAAAAAGAGCCACCTCGCGGCGGCCTCCTATTCAAACGTGTGGGGTGGGGTTACTCGGGAATGATGCTGAGCTTCTGGGTGGCGGCGTAACGGAACCAGCCGGCCATCAGGAAGCACGCGCCCTCGACCATCTTCATGATGGCGTCGACGGCGGCGGTTTCCCCGAAGCCGAGATTGACGCCGATCAGGTCCATGGCGACGAAGGCGAAGCCCACGATCGAGGACCAGACGGTCCGCGACTTCAGGGCGTTTTTGTACTTGTCCATAGCGGTATTCCTTTTCTCAGTGGTTGGCGGGGAGGCTCTCGAAGAAGCTGCCGAAGCCGCCGGGCTTCGGGAGCCGGGTGCGCGAGCCCGGCTGGCCCGCGCCGGGCAGCTGTTGAGGGCCTGCAAGGCTCATCAGCCAGCAGAGCAGGCCGCGATCGCGGCACGGCTCGGGGAGAGCCGGGGCGTGCGATGGGCGTTTAGCCCTCCGAACCGAGGGACGCGCCGGCGGACGCGCCGGGAGCGGGAGAGTTTGGACATGCCTTTGCGGGCTGATCAGCGGCAGCGGCGCGGTCGCGGACTGGCAGTCTTGGGGGCCGCAATTGGGGCACCTCTGATCGAGAAACATCACGCCCACCACTAGCCCTGCGAGAAAGCCGATCAGCCGCATTATTTGAGCGCGATGTGTTCCAGCATCCACGCGGCGGCGGCCCCCACCGCGGCCGCCGCGGTCACCAGGAATGTGAGCGCTTTGCGGCCTCCGCGTATCTCGATCACCTTGTCGCGGATTTCCTTCAGCGTCGCCGCGTTTTGTTCCTGCGCTTTTTCCAGCGCATCCATGCGAGCCTGCAGCGCGCCGATGTCTTGGTGCAGGGTCCCGTGGGTAACGCGATCGGTCATAGGTCGTACTCCTCCGCCGATTTGCGGCAGTGCTCGCAGTCGATCTTTTTTTGTTACCCCGCTTGAAGTGCGGGGTAGCAGCCGGCACTACCAATTTCTTGTTCCCCGACTGAAGCGTCGAGGAGTTGCTGGAACTGGAAGAGCAATCCCGCACCCGCTTGAGTTTGGAGCTGGTCAATCCGATGGGCTTAGCCAGCAACTAGCCAACGATTTCAGGGAGCTAGCTGATAAAATATCGCGCCTTCAGCGAGCGAACCGAAAAGAGCTTGGATCGCCGCCGCCCAGCCGGTTTGGCTCGAGCGCTCGAGACGATGCCAATGTCTGCGAAGGGTTTCCCAGCGTCCCGAGCCGAGCCGGGTTCGCTGGGGCATGGGAATGAGAAAGCAGAGAACGTTGAGGGCTTTATCGAGTGCGATCAGGGCGCGCCAATCCCTTGCCCACATGCGGTCCGCTCCTTGCTAGCTGATTAAGCTCCCGCGCCCGGCGCCCGTGCTTTTTGCCCGCCCGGTTCATGGCGACGCCTATGCCATGGTCGCCCGCGAGGCGCGCATGGCGGGCTTCGCCGTGGTGGAGCCGCTGCGCGCCTTCGAGGCAGAAGGCCTGGCCAATGTCAGATTTGGCCCGGGCGATCCGGTTCACCCGAATGCCTGAGGCCACGGCGTGATCGCGGGAGAGCTCTTCGAGGCGCGCCGGCGGCGGGATCCCTAGGCGCCTTCTTCGCTCCTAGCCCTAGGCCAAGTGGGGCTTTGGGGGACGGCGATCAGATTGCGGCGCGGCTGCCGCCGCCGTAGGCCGCAATGCCATGCACCGGGTGGCGAGGCGGCTAAGCCGGGCATGGCCGCCACCTGCTCAGACATCGAGTGCGTTCAACTGCAACTTTATGGGTATGTGGAACCTCGGATTTATGCGCCGCGCGGAGATAATTTAATAAGGCGTATACGTTCTATTATTGTACCCAAATCTTCGAAAAATTTCTCTGATCACTGATATTCAGCAGTTTTTGTCGAAAGTCATTTCTACTCTGGACAAAATATCCGTGCAAAGCAGCGAATCCATACCCTATGCCCGCGCCTGACGAAGCCCTCCGTCCCGAGCGGAACTCATCCCAAGTCGGAATAGCCCTAATCAAGCACTTGCAATTTCTCGCTTTTTAGTTGCAAGATAAGCACACGGGAGCGCGTGCTGCACGCGGCAGCGAGGGCCTCAGATGGGGCGTCTCTGCCCCATCCCCGTTTGCCCAAACCCGGCGAGTAAGCACCTGCAACTGCGAATCTCGCCGCTCCCTCTAACTTTGGCAATATCTACGATGCGCCGAGCGCTTGGTCGATAACGTAGCAGGCGGCGGGGTCAGCTCCAACTGATCCGCACTTCGCCGCGCGCGCCGTCGCCACCCGAGGTGGAGGTGTCGCCACCGCCGCCACCGGCCGAGCCAACATTCACCGTAATGTTGGCACTCACGGTTAAATCGCCGGCACTGAACGCCTTTTCGCAATACGCGCCTGATCCGCCTCCGCCGCCAAAACTGCTGCCGAAGCCTCCATCATCGCCACCGCCGCCTCCCCCGCCTGGAACATTGCCTGGGGCACCATCATCATCATCACCTACCGCTCCACCTGCGCCTCCACCACCCGGCGCATCGCCACCTTCCCCATCACCGTCAGTATTGCCTGCCTCGCCGGTAGTATTGGTGTCTCCGCCCGACGCCGTGCCCCCATTGCCTCCGTCCCCACCGTCATTCTCCTGGATCCCGCCACCGCCGCCACCGGCTATAAGGTCCACACCGAAGGGCTGAGTGCTGCTATCGAACAGGCTTTGATTCCCGCTGCTGCCATCTTCTTGTGAAAAAATGGCCCCGCCGGAGTCGCCGCCACCACCACCACCGCCCCACATTTTGACCGTTAGAGTGTTGTAGGCTGGAACCGTGAAGGTGCCGTCAGCCGTGAAGGTTTCGGAGCCTGGAACGACATTGGCCGCATGGCCGGGTTGCAGATCAAGACCGGGGATATCCATCAGCCGATATCCGCCGCGCCGGAGAGAAAGATGCGTGTTGCGGTAATCACCTTGTAGAACAGCAAGGTCTCGGTATTGGCTCCGCTCGAAATAACCGGCGTCGCCTGGGCGGAGCCTTCATACTGCGTGCCAAATGCCAGGGTCCGACTGCCAGTAACGTCTTGGATCACCCGGATTTGGCCGGTCTTGCCGATGGTTGCGTTGGTCGGGTTGGCAAGCGTTCGGTTGCCGCCAAGCGTCACGACGAAATTGATGCCAGTGTCGAAGTCGAGCGCGATGCTGGCGGCGTCAGTCAAAGTCACGTCGGCAGCAGCGTCATAGATATTGTCGGCGGTGAGATACCTGTCGACAGTCTGGTTTCTGACCTCTGCCGTTGAGGCCTTGTCTGCGGCTGTCAGAACCGCCGAGCCATCCGCCTTGACCACGCCGGTGCCCTTGGCGACGAGAAGCAAGTCGATATCGGTGTCGCCGCCGGTCGAGGAGATCAGAGCGCCGCCCGCTGCCGCCGCGTTGGTGATGGTGACTTCGTTGACCGCAGTTCCCACGCCCGCAAACTTGAGGACTTCTTCTGTAAGCCCGTTGGTGATGGCGAAGGTGTTGAAGTCCAAGTTACCGCCGAGCTGGGGCGATGTATCCTGGGCGACGCTATTGATGCCCCCGCCCGCGCCCGCGGTGAGATCGACCCAGCCGGTGCCGTCGTAATATTCAATGACATTTGTCGAGGTGTTCTTGCGGAGATCGCCTTCGGCCGGCGTGACAGGCCGCTCACCGGTGGTGCCGCCCGCCACGTTGAGGCCCTCGGCGCCGGGCAGCTGGGCGTTGTCGGCGAGCCCGATGGTGAATGTGCGGTCGACCGACAGGTCTTGGGCGCCCTCCGCTACGCTGGTTTCGTCGGTTGTGGCAGCAACCGAGATGGTCCGGGACGTTTGCACCAGGCCTGCCAGCTGGACGCCGTCAACGGTGTCCGCGTCGAGGCCGTTGCCGGATCCCTCATCCGCCGTGGTCAGCAACGTTGCATCGGTCACGGCGGCCTGGAACTGCGCAATCGTTCCAGAGACGGTGTTGGAGCCGAGCGCTAGGGTCTTATTGGTGAGTGTCTGGGCGAAGGCTTCAAACACAAAAGTGTCGTTCGCCCCCAACAGCGGAAGCGTGACCGTCCGGTCGGCTATCAGCTCGTTGACGGCGAACACATACTGATGGTCTCCCGTGGTGTCGTTGATCTGCGGAAGCGTCAGTGTTTTGCCGCTGAGAGTCTGGACGTCTGTGGTGCCGACGACCGACCCGGTCACGCCATGCACACCGCTGGAAGGTTCGTCGACATGGGTGCCGTGCAACAGCCCACTGATCGAGTTGTTGGCCGCAACGATGGTCTTGTTGGTGAGCGTCTGGGCGAAGGCCTCGAACACGAATGTGTCGTTCGCCCCCAGCAGCGGAAGGGTGACGGTCCGGTCCGCCAACAGCTCATTGACCGCGAAGATGTATTGGTGGTCCGAACTGGTGTCGTTGATCTGCGGCGTCGTCAGGACCGGCGAGGCCAGCACGCCGACGCTGGTGAGCGAAGAATTCACGACCCCGGCGCCGAGCGTGGTGGCGCTCAGCACGTCGGCGCCGTTGATCGCGTAAGTGTCGGCCGCCGCAATATCGACGCCGCCCGCGTCCCACGTGCCGGACGGGCCGGTGACGGTTCCGCTGAGCACCGGGCTAGTCAGGGTCTTATTGGTCAGCGTCTGAGCGAAGGCCTCGAACACGAATGTGTCGTTGGCAGTCAGCAGCGGCAGGGTGACGGTGCGGTCCGCCGCGAGCTCTGAGACCGCGAAGACATACTGGTGGTCCGAACTGGTGTCATTGATCTGCGGTGTCGTCAGGACCGGCGAGGCCAGCACGCCGACGCTGGTCAGCGAAGAATTCACGACCCCGGCGCCGAGCGTCGTGCCGGTGAGCACGCTGGTTCCGCCTATCTGGTAGCTCCCGGTGACATCCCATATGCCCGTACTCGTGAGGCGGGCGCGTTCTGCCGCCGCCGCGCCGCCCGCCATCAGATTGAACGCCAAGTCGGCGTCCTCGGAGGCGGCGGCGATGTCCGTGGTGACGGCCTCGATCTGGGCGATGATCTCTTCGTTCGAGCCTGACGTGTCCTGCACGAAGTCGAGGCCGACGCCGATACCGGCTACTTCCGTCTTGGCGGCGGAGGCCAGGTGCTTGACCGTGAGGGCCGTGTGAACCGCGCCGGCCGTGGTGGTCGCGGCTTCGACCGACATGCCGCCCGCCAGGATGTCTGCCGTGAGCAGCGAATTGGTGCCATCCCACAGGAGACCAGCATCGTCCCCTGCGCCGAGCGTGAGCGAGCCAACCGCATTCCGGGCGGTGCCATCGACGTCGATCTTCCAAAGTCCACCGCTGGTGACGTTGGACGTGCCGATATCGATATTCCCAAAGCCGGTTGCGATGGAGCCGCTGTTCAACGCACCCGTCGTGACAATCTGCGCCGAGCCGGTCCAACCATCGAGGCCATCTGGCGTAACCGCACGTGTGGCGTCGGTGCCGGTATTGGTCTCGGCGTCGGTGGCGAGCTCGACCGCGCCCACTACCGTGAGGCTCGCCGCCGGAACTGCGAAATCCAGCTCGCCGCCGGCGTCGTCGTAACTAACGGCGATATTGGTCTGGACGGAAGCCCCGCCGATCATCAGACCGACGATGTCTTGGATTTCTTCCGTGGTTTGCTGCAAGTCCGCGATATTGACGCCGGAGTCCACCGCATCGCCGTCGATGTTCCACAGCACCAGATTGTTCGCCGTGCCCGCGGTGCCGGTGATCAGCGTCGCGTCGGCGCCCGATTTGAGGGAGGCGGCGATCTCGGTGATGGCGTCCACGCTGTCGGCGCTGAGCGCCGGTGCATTGATGACGGGGGCGGTGAGCGTCTTGTTGGTGAGGGTTTCGGTGCCGGCCAGCGTGGCAAGCTGAAAGTCCGTACCGGCATCGTTCGTGAACATCGGCAGGTTTGGCGTCGCCGTCTGGACCCACCACTGCCCTTGGCCCACAACATCAAGATCGGCCGCCACCTGCTCGCGCAGAAAGATCACGCCGCCGTCGATTAAGTCATTCCCATCGAGGTCGACGTTGCCGCCCATGGTCAGCGCGGTCAGGGTGCCGAGATTGGTCAGCGAAGAGTTGACGACGCTGGAGCCGAGCGTGGTGGAACTCAGAACGTCCGCGCCGCTGATCGCGTAAGTGTCGGCCGCGGCGATGTCGACGCCGCCCGCGTCCCAGGTGCCGGACGGCCCGGTGACGGTTCCGGTGAGCACCGGGCTAGTCAGCGACTTGTTGGTGAGCGTCTGGGTTCCGGTCAGCGTCGCCACTGTGGAATCGATCGCGACCGTCAGCGTGTTGGTCGCCGCACTGGTGTCGATGCCGGCACCGCCCGCGATGGTGAGGGTCTCGGAATCGAGGTCGATCGCGATCCCGCCCGTATCGCCCGCCACATCGAGGTCTTCGGCCGTAATCTGGGTGTCGACGTAATCCTTGACCGCGGCGCTCGTGGGGAGCGTGGTGTCGTTGTCGTTGGCTCCGATGCCCTCGGCCTGCACCACGATCGCGGCTGCGTCGAAGTCGGCAACGTCGAGATTGCTGAGTGTATTCAGCGCGGCATCGATGATCTTGTTGGTGAGCGCCTGGGCGCCGGTGAGCGTGGCGACCGTGGCGTCGATATTGAGGTTGGCGCCCGTAATCTCCAGCCCCGTATTGGGTGTGAGGAAGGTGAAGGCGCCGGCGCTGTCGTCCCAGAACACCATCCGGTCGGCATTGGGATCATCCGCGCTGAGCAGGTCTTCGGCGAGCGCCGTGATCGCCACTTCGGCGATGCCGGAAAGGTCGATTCTAGCGCCCGCATTGGAGCTCGCCAGCACGCTGGTGCGCGCCAGCGTCGTGCCCGACGCGGTGTAGGTGCCCCGCCCGATCTCCCAGGCATTGTTGCCGTCCTCGAGCACATAGGAAACCAGATCGCCATCCTGGACGCCCGCGCCGGCAAAGCTCTGGAACCCGGCAACCGCCGAGCCAAGCGTAATCGTGCCCGTGCCCAGTGTCGCCGTGGTCATCCGGGCCCGATTGTAGAGCTTGGCCATTAATCGTGCCTCCCTCGGGAATCGGTCCAGCCGAGCGTGACGATTCTCAAAGTGTCGGAATCGTTGGCGCGGTATCGGACCTGGCTCGACATGTTGGTGTGGACCGTCATCGTCCAATGGAATTCGTTGGCAACGCCATCGGGCGTGTTGGCTCCCTCCGAGGCGCTGGCGAGGGGAGCGGCAGAGACGGCCGGCGATTCGTCGTTTGCGTCCGGCGAACTGATATAGACCCGATCGTCGCCCACATCGTCGGGATCGCGGTACGCATTGATGCGCGCCAGAACCTTGACCCCCAGTGGTGTGGATAGTGTGCCCAACTCGGCGGACGTGCCCGCCGATGAGTCGTTCACATCCAGCGGCGGGTTGGCCCAGATGAAGTCGTCGCCGACCTGCGTGAAGGCGAGGATGTTGTTGGTGCCATCGGTGAGCACGCTCCCGATCCGGCGGTAGAACGAGCCGCCTGAGTCGGAAAGCAGATTGGCGGCGATCAGGCTGGTGTCGAAGCCCGCATCGGTGTTGCCCGAACCGTCATCCACCAGGAAGACATGATACCAGGTGGCTGGCGAGAGAGATATGCCAGTTGAGGGGAAGCCGCCTTGCCCGCTGCCGGCCATCCAATTCACGTCGATTTGCTTGGTGAGCGCGGTGGCCAGGTCCAGGTTGAAGGTGTCGGAAGAATCCCGCGCCGAGCCCACGGCGATTGTGATGTCGTGCTCGGTGTCCGCGGCGTTGGCAAGCTGCACGCCACCGATATGGCCGCGGGGGTAAGGCGCGGTGAAGTTCTGCCCCGCGGTGAACCAATTGCTCCCGTCGGTATGCAGCTGCACGCCGCTGCCGGGCGTCAAGGTGAGGCTGGCGACGCCGTCGATGGTCTGGGATCCATTGCCGTCGAGCGTGATGGAGCCGCTGGAGTTGTTCAGCATATCGAAGACGAAGGGCGCGCCGAGCGAGGCCGCATCGGGCGTGGTGACCGTGATGCCGGCCACCGTCACCCGGACCAACTGTCCCTGGACGGACTCGCCCAAAGTCTGCGCGGTAGAGACCACCGCGACGCCGGCGCCGCCGACCAGCTTGTCCACCGCCGCGCCGGTGTTGGTGTTCAGGCTCTCGATCGCGGTCTTGAGGGGATCGGACAGCTTGTTTTTATGGGTCGCCCATTTGACCTCGTTGGCATCCGTTGCCGAGCCGTCATCGGGGGGCGGATTCTGGTTGTAGTTCAGCACCGTGACGTCGTTGAAGGGATCGCCCATCAAAGTTCTCCAATGAAAAACCCCGCCTGCTTCGTATTGGCGAAGCGGGCGGGGCCGTTTGCGTTTCGGTTGTTCGGGATGGCTAAACGCTTGCCGGCTTCTCCGCTCCGTTCCTTGGCCGCTTCCTCGGCTGCTTGTCCGCCGGGGGCGCCGGCGCGCGCGGCGGCACTGTTTCGGCCTGCTCTTGGGGTATCTGTTGCTGCAGCGCGGCGATGATCTGCTCGCGCACCGAGACCTGCGCACGGCACCTGGCAATCTCGTTGTTCGCCAGGTCGCGCTGCAGGGCGATCTGGCGGGTCAGCTCCTGCTGCTCGGCGAGCTGCGTCCTTAGCTGTCGAGTTTCGTCGGTCATGGTGTCTCCTGATTTTCGCGAGGATTGATCGGGCGGCGGGCTCTGGTTGAAGTTCTCGGCCGTTACATTGCTGTAGGGATCGCCCATGGAAGTTCTCCAAAGAAAAACCCCGCCGGGGCGGGGTCGGGAATTCAAGCTCGATTTAAGGGTTGGCGGCTAAGGCAGCCGCGTCTCAAAAACCACCGCGGGTTCGCCGGAAAAGACGTTATGGCTGGTGCCCACCCGGCGCATGATGCCGTGGCGGCAGATCATCTCGAAGAAGCGCCTATCCGCTGGCCGCGCATATTCCACCATCGGCACCTCCTTGCGGGCTTCGTTGAAGAAGTTAACCGCGGCCTCGACCCGCTGCCGGCAGCTGGCCCAGGGAAACCAAACGATGTCGCCGATAATCATGAAAGGCGCCAGCGCCGGGTCCGGGTGCGAGAAAAACGCGAAGATCATGCCCACCGGCTTGGCATCGGCCGCCTTCGCTGCGGCCGCCTTCGCGGCGCCTCCCTCAACGGCCGGCTTCCCTGCCCCCGCGAACAGCAACCAGGCGCCCGTATAGCGGTTCAGAACGGTGGCCTCGAAGGCGACCGTAAAGTCTTCCGGCGTGAGCCCGGGCTCGATCTTCAGCGCATCCATCCCGGTCTGCTTATAGGCCGCCCAGACGAAGCGCAGATCGCCTGCCTCGAGCGGACGGAAAGAGGGCTTGCGCGCCAGCGTCTTGCCTAACCGCCAGCTAGGATGCGGCGAGGAATCGCAAGCCAATTTCGTTGATCTGGAAGTCGGTCGTGCCCTCGACTTGGACCCGGACCTGGAACTCGTTGCCTTGTCCAGGCGCGAAGAAGGGCTGTCGGATGAGGCGTCCGTCGAAGGCCGTGGAGTAGTAGGTGTCATCGTTGTAATGGAGCCCGCCTGAATAGACCGGACGATCGCTGATCGCCGGCAGGTTTACGGTGATGGACTGGTTGAACGCGGTCTCGCCCGCATATTCGAAGGTGATGGTAACGGTCGCGGCATCGCTCTTGCGGTACTTGATATAGCCCTCGACCCGGTAGGCCTGGGCGTCGAGCGGGGCCGAGAACAGGGCGGTCAGCCATTCGGTGGTGATGTTGTTGGCACCGCCGTCGCCGCTGCTCCCAGTCCCCTCCAGGCGATAGAAATTGCCCGAGGCATCGCCCATGAAGGTGTATTCGAGGCCGTCCTGGGGATCGAGCATCGCCATCACAAAACTCGGCTGCATGGCGATCGAATGCGCCGTGGTCCACTTCATCCAGGGACTGATCTGGCCGCGCAGCATCGAAGTCTGCACCACGCGCACTTCCGACTTGCCTTCCGGGAACAGATAGACCCGGTTGAGCCTGGAATTGTAGACCGCGCGCCAGCCGGTGAAGCCCTCCACCGCGTCCGCGATTTGACGGGTGAGATCGTCCGACTCGGCGTCGCCGAACCTATCCGTATCGTTGACGCTCTCGACCCGGCCCTGCCGGCCGTAAATCACCTCATTGCCGATATAGGCCAGCGACTCTTCGCCGGATGCATTGGAGCCGGGGTAAAAATCCTGAAACGCGAAATCCGAGAGCGATGCGCCGGTCAGGTTAAAAATCTGGCCCCGCTCCGTCGACAGGATGGTGTTGCCGAAGGCCTCCACATGGCCGTTGATGGGCTTCAGGTCCGGGGTCAGCAGGAAGAACGGGTCCTCGTCGCTGATCGCGTCGGCCGGGCGATTTGCAATCGTGATCTGGGTGAAGTCGCCCCGCTTCGAGCCCACCATCATGTGACGTGTGATGACATTGGGATCGCGCACGTGGGAGAACACCGCGCGCTCATTGGAGACGCTGAGATATTTGGCGAAGAAATTGCCGAACGGATTGGTGTCTTCGTCGGTGAAGGTGACCGACTGAAAGGTCGTGCCGTCCCATTCCTTGACGGTCTCGACCAGATTGAGGTCGGTCAGCAGCAGCTTGTCGTCCAGGGTGAAGTTGTGGGAGAGCCAATGGCCCCGCAGCTTGGCCGCGTTGTTGACTGTGCCGACGCTCGCGAAATTGTTGCCGTCCCAGTCGTAGACTTGGCCGCCGGCCTGGACCAGGGTCGAGACCGTGCCGTCCGACTTCAGCAGCGAGCCGCCGCCCCGGATCTCGGCACCGTTCGGCACGGTGCCCACCTTGTCGAAGGGCGGCCGGTTGCGCAGCTCGCGGTTCTCGAGGTCGAGCAGGAAGTTCTGCCCGTCCGCCGCCTCGCGGCCGTCGATCTCGTCCTCGGAGGCCCGCGTGTGGAGCCCTCCGCCGAACTTGATTGTGAAGGAGAGGTTTTCCGGCCCTACCTTGGAAACCATGTCTGCCTCTGCTGACCTTGGGAGAGAAAGCGCGAGGCCCGGCCGAGCGACGCGGTGAACAATTCGACGTCGAACTCGTTGCGCATCTCGCGCTTCCAAAGCTGCACCCAGGCCGGAACCATCGCCCTGAAGGCGGCATCCGCGAAGGGCACGCAGTCGTCGACCGCGGTGAGCTCCAAATCCCGGTCATACTGGTACGTGTAGGTGCGGCCCGCCTCTTGGGCGCCGGGCGTGCGGTCCAGATGCAGCCGCCCGTCGGTGGGGCGGAGTGCTGCGAAGTGGGGCAACCCGGTATCGTCCTGCTCCGGATCGTCGATCAGCATCTGGTTGTAGCCGCCGGGATATTCGCCCAAGAACTGGTTGTTGGCCTTGTCGATGAAGGGCCAGCGGATCTGAACCAGATCCTCCTGCAGACGGTAGGCGCGCTGGCCGTCGCTGAGCGTCAGGTTGGACTCGGCTTGCTCTCGTGGATGCGCCCGGGCGGTCGTCGAATAGAGCTCGTCGATGCCCTCATTGATGACCTGGCGGGCGGTGTCGATCGCCACCTGGCGCGCGGAATCGGTGAGGGTCGCGAGCGTGCCCGCGTCACCGGCGATCACGCCGACGCGCTTCAGCACTTCATTGACCCCGTCAAGCAGTGTCTTGGCCACTGAGCTTTCCCCTTAGGTCTGATGCTTTGTCGGTTCTGGCGACGCGCACACCGCGGGCCTTGCATGCCGCGCGCAGCTCCGCGAACGACATGTCCTCGATCGATTTTTCAGCGGTCCCGTAGTCCCTCGCTCCCTTGGGGAGCGGGCTACTAACAAGACTCCCCTTGGGGAGCGGGCTACTAACAAGACTCCCCTTGGGGAGCGGGCTACTATTAAGCTTCCACTGCCGCGCCAGGTCGTCCTCGGCGGCGATCTCCGCGACGGCCTCGGACGCGGTCGCGCCGTCGGCCTCGCCTCGGGCCGCTTGTGTTGGATCGGGCAGGAGCGGACGCGCATTCACCGCGCCCAGGGGTCGGTTGGGTACCGCGATTTGGGTGAGACCCTTGGCGCGCAGGATGCGGCGCATCAGCTGGGCCGGCATGTTGGGGTCGATTTCGCCGACGCCGTTGGCCCGGGCGTAGTGCTCAAGCTCGCAGCGCCGCGCCTTTTCTAAATTATCGCGGGGATCGATGATGCGGTCCAAAATCATGCAAACCTCGGCAAGAGATGGGAGAGAAGAGGGAGCGGGGCCGAAGCCCCGCCCCGAAGTGCACTCGGTCGGTTGAGCGCCGTTAGTTCGCCAGATCGGTCGCGTTGACGCGGAGCGCCCGGGACCAGTTGGCGTTCAGCACGGCGCCCGCGAAGAACGACTTCCAGGCCAGCGTCGCGATCTCGTTGAAGGGATCGGAGATGCCGCCGGTTCCGCGCTCGTGGAAGATGATCTCCCATCCGCCGGTATTGTCGCCGGCCCGGTAGACGCCGTCGGTGTGGCGGTGGCCGAGGCCGACCGAGCCGAAGGCGTCCTGGCCGTAGACGACGATGGTATAGACGTCGCCATTGCCCGACGTGGCGCGAAGGTCGGCGCCCGAAAGCGGGGCGCCGGCGCCCGCATCGACGGATGCGTCTTCCGACATGATGAAGCGCGCACCGCGCCCGGCCAGCTCATAGGTGCCGAACTCGCCCGTTACGGTAGCGGTCTGCCCGGCATATTGCTTGACGCTGGTGAAGCCGGAAATGCTGGCCACGTCCACCGCCACGTCCGGGTGGCAGATCGCCCAATAGGCGGGCAGGATCGGCGCGGTGCCGATATTCTCCGTTCCCGTTGTCATCGGCGAAAACGTCCGCGCGGCGTTGCGCGTCAGCTCATTGACGACCCGGTTCAGGTCGGCGGCCACGGGAATCGAGTTGGTCGCGCCCGTGCTCGCCACATTGCCGGCGAAACGCTGGGTGGCGTTGTCCTCCATGACGTCGCGCATCAGCTGGTTCAGCGACCGCCCTGCCGACTCGCCCAGAACCGCCACCAGATCGTTGGTGGTGCCGTTCGGGTTGTAGAGGTCGACTTCTTCATTGACGATGTAGAACTGGCCGTATTTGGCGACCGTCGCGGTGACGTCCGTGAAGGTCGGCGTGTCCGAGTTCCGGCCTTGCATGAAGGACGCCGTGCCGGTCAGCTCGGCCAGCGCCGTCGTGCTCGGCGTCTCCTGCTCGATGCGCCGCCACTTGATGGTGGACGTTCCCATCTGCTTGTTGATCTGGCCCGGCATGGTGCCCGCGAAATACGGGGCCACCTGCTGGGCGCGGCGCAGAAAGGTTTGGTTGAAAACGACATTGACCGGCTTTGTGAGCTCGACGTCTGTCGCAGTGATATCTAGAGCCATGATGGTTCTCCGTTAGCTCTGGGCGCGTGCCCCGCCAGCATCGCGGTAGCGATGTAGGCGGGGTCGGGACCCTGGTTGATGCACCCCGAACCGGGTTCTTGCGCCCACTGAGGGACAAGAGCTCGCGCTCCCTTGGGGAGAGGATCATTAATGGGAGTCCCGTAGTCCCTCGCTCCTTTGGGGAGCGGGCTACTATCAAGACTCCCTTGGGGAGCGGGCTACTATCTAGACTCCCCTTGGGGAGCGGATGGGCTCGCGCTCCCTTGGGGAGCGGAACAAAAAAAGAGCCCAGTCCGGGCATGGGTTCGGGCGTCACCCGGCCGGGCTTTTGAAGCGGCCCGGCGGGGCGGACGCCCGTGTTCCCGTGCATCCTCATGTCCTCAGTCCCAGGCGCGGCCTGGGCGTCGGGTATCGGTCACGGCTTGCTGATTGTTGTGAAAATCTAAAGGTACCTTGGGATCAAGGATGATTGTCCGTGATAAAATAAAATGTTTCCATCATCGTCAGTTACAAATGTAAATCCCAGAGTATATTTGTGATGTTCGTCCCAATATTCTTTGCTGCATCCAATTCTTTTTTCGTAATTGGCCATAGGCTTGCATTCAAAGCCGAGATTTTCCATTTTTTCTGAAAATTCGGAGACGGGCATAGTCACAGAAAAGCTATCTTCAAAGAGCCCAGAGTTTGCGTATCGGTACTGATGCGCTTCCTCCCGTTCGGCGATGACTAAAGTGCATAACCTTTCGATTTCAATTGCAAATTCTCTTTCGCCGTCATTGGCCGCGGTCTTTCTCGATTGCGGGGGCCGGCAGGGTTCGTCCGTCCCAAACAGAATAATGGGAACGTTAAACACCGCAAACCCCAGCAGAAGCAGCGCAAATGGCGACAGCAGGATTGCCCATACGAGCGTTTGTAGGATTGTTATGATTACGCGCGTCATTTGAGCGTCGGGTTTCGGTCGCGGTTTGCTGGTGAATCTGATAATTCAGGGATAATTCGAAATTAATCTATGAGATCCATGATAAAACGAAACATTTCCTTTGGATTTATTGAATGTCAATGAAAATGAATATTCACGAAACTCATTCCAATACTCTCTGTAACATCCAATTCTTTTAAAGTTGCCCTGCAAATCAGTGCATTCGAAACCGAGTTCTCCCATTTTCTTCTTAAACTCGGGAGCTGACATTGTCACAGAATAGGTGAATTTGTCGGCCATGTTCGATTGCTTCAGACGAATACCGCCGTACGAATTCGATTTCTGGGCAAGTATCAAGGCACATATCTTGTCGATCTCACTGGCAAACTGTTCCTGAGCATCGCCCGCCATTTCATTGGACTGAGACAACTGACAAGGTTGCTCCCCGAACAATTTAGTATTCACGATCGGATAGACGTACAGCACTGCCACTGGCGCCAACAGAATGAGTGCTAGCATCAACAGAATCAGAACTATCAGCGTGCCTACCATGCGCATCGCCTGAGTTTCACACCTTGGGCGCGAGTTGAGCAATAGGACATCTGCGCAGCCCCCTCACCTCCCCCATCAGCAACCCGACCCATAGCTCGCGCTGGCCGCGCCTGCCGGCGGGGTCCGCTTCGGTTCCGCGATACACCGTCTCAGAAGCAGGAGGAGACGGCGGAATTGGAGGAAGCAATACCGTCGATTGCTACGGCGAAATGACGCGGCTATCGTCCTGCCAGATGATCGAAGACGGGCGGCGGCATCCAAGGCCCACGAACAAAGGACGATGAAACCGATGCGAACCTTGCTGGCGCTTGCAATTCTACTGTTTGCGGTCCCGGCCTTAGCGGCGGACGATCAGAAAATCGATCGCTTCACCGCGGACGCGCTCAAGAATTTCGTCCCAGCCGAACTTCAGTGGGCCGACGAGCCCTCGCTTCCCAAGGGGGCCAAGGTCGCGCCGATCGCCGGCAACCCCGGCGCGGCTGGCGTCTTCATGGCCTATCTCAAATTTCCCGCTAACTATCGTATTCCGCCTCACACGCACCCCTATGCCGAGCTGATCACCATGCTCAAGGGTCGCGCCGGAAACGGAGTCGGTGAAAAGTTCGATCCCGACAAGGGTGATGTGCTGGCAGCGGGTTCGAGCTTCACCCTACCTGCCAAGACCGCCCATTACATGTGGACCGATCAGGAGGTCGTCGTCCTGCTGGTCGCAACCGGGCCTTGGAACATCACATATACCGACCCGAAGGACGATCCCCGGAACAATTAGAATTATTCGTCAGTGGGCACCGGCACTTCCCCGGTCAAAAAGCCGACCCACAGCTCGTGCTGGTCGCGCTTGCCCGCGTTTGGGGCCCGACAGGTCGACTCAATCAAGCCGGAACCCCGTCCCTATTGGCCGGCAAAAATTGAACCATTCCGGAAATATGGGTTGGTCGGACTGTGCGGCGCGTAGGGATTCCCAGCGCCATATGGGTTGTTGCCGTCATCCGACGAATACGCATTGCCAAAACGCCCTTTCGGATCGGACGCCGCGCCAGGATGATGCGGCTGAACCGAAAATCTGCTCCAGAATTTGCCCTGACCGCCAAAGGGTTTTGTGGCGTCGGTAGCGTCGAGATTGGCTGCACCTTGACCGCTATATGGTGCCCCAAATGCGCTGTCGGGATCGTTGATTGTATCGCCGTAGAGATTTCCTAAAGCCCCAAGGGCATTGGGGGTCGAATTGGGGTCACCCAGGTTGGCGTTGTATTGACCTAAATTTCCGTGTTGTTCGACCTCGAACGCCACCGCAGGAGCAGCGGCCAACAGCAACACGGATAGAATGCATATTCGCATATCGTCCCCCTTATCGTTGCCTGGGACCGTAGAGGACTCTCATGGCGAAATGTTGGCTGCCAGAGACGGTCATCCCTTGGGGCGGCCCTTCGTTGCCGCACCCTCACCCCTCCCTCGGCCATCGCCGCGCTGACGCAATCTTGCCTGGTCAGATGACGCCTCAGGCGGCGCCGAGCGCGCCGGGCTGCTAAGTCGCGGCTTGCTGGTTATTTTGGTGGTCCGCCCGCCGCCGCCCTCCGAAGGCGGCGTAGGCGGGGCAAATCTCAGTTTGGATTTGAGCAAAAAGAAACCCGCGCGAGGCGGGTTTCCATTAGATTGCGGCTCTGTATTCCCGCATATGTTCTCGCATGCGCGTCCCGATATCCGGGTCGGCGCTCTCAATTGCTTCGTTAGCTTGCTTGACGGCCTCCGCCTCGATCGTCAGATCGCGTGAAGCTTTGCCGTACCTGAACAGCCATCGCGCGACGGTCGACCAATCCCAAAGCGAGCTATCAGACGTAATCTTCACGACCGGCGCCGGGAAATCGCCTTTGCCGCGTTGGCCCTTCGCGTATTGGGTCAACGCCGCCCTGGTGAGCCCTGCACGGGAGGCAATTTCGGATAAATTGACCAGCGGGTCGGGCTCAATTCGGTCGGCATGCGCCCCTGCCTTCGTCACACACTCGAGGGCGGACGTAATGGCGTCCTCGATCGCTTCCGACTCCCTGGCGAAATCCACGATGATGTGGCCTTTCTGGAACGACACCGTCGCATCGTCGCAACCCGCGTCATAGAACCGTGCCTCGAAGTCCTCGGCACTGGGGTCCAGGCCGGAAGCGATGATGCTGAACTCGAAGTCTTTCATCCTCTACTTCCTGTTTAGCGATGCGGACAGCGGTCCACGGCTCTCTTTATCTGTCTGGCATGGGCCGTGGGATTTCTGGGTGTGCTGAAGACACCTATTTGGCAGCCATCCCTGTCGGCATGCGCACAGAACAATCGCCCCCAGTGACCTAACTCGCGAAACCTCCACCCTTGGGCTTCCGCATATGCCACCGCCGCCTCAACATCCTTGTTGGGATGCCGTGGCCTAGGCATTGCCTGAACCTAAGATGGGGTACCTGTTAACATATGTCAACAGTACGGTATTCTCCCCGCCACCTTGCCGCACTGGTAGAGAGTATTAGTCGATACAACTCTAAATATGCAAGATTGGTGGAGGCCGACGACTAGTATCGTGAGCCCAATGGAATGCCGTGCCTTCACCCCTCCCCGGTTTGCGGCCCCGGCGCCTCGCCACATTGCGGATCTGTAGTTACACACATGCCGTTGCATGAACCTGTTGCTCGCCCTACGATTCACGAAGGCGATACTTATTAGGGAGCGGACGATTCACCGATACTACAAAGATATTCTGGATCGAATTTCCGAAGCACCGGTATGGTTCGACGAGAACGCGGTTCCCCGGTTCTGCAAGTTTTTGCCCAGCGAGACCGCATACATCCACGCCCAAGAAGCCGCCCTGGTTCTGATCAAATGTCAGGGCTGCCCTAGGGAATTCGAAGTCGCTTTCACCGAGTGGAATCTACGCCATGAGCTCTGGGACGACTCGAACAAAAAAATCAAGAATATCAGCGACTTGATAGCAGATGGATCGATCCACTATGGCGATCCGCCCAATATCGGTTGTTGTGCCGCCGGACACGTTATGAACAGTGTTGCTATCCGCGTCCTCGAGTACTGGTACAAGCCGGTGGTCCGGGGAGAGGGCGTCGAAGCCGGCGTCGTCAAAGGCGTTGAAGCACTAGATTTCCGGCGCGATCCCAAATTCGAGATCGATATCCTAACCTGGCTGCCGGATGACAAAGAATCGAAAAGCAAAACGCTTGATTTAGGTGGGGTGACATACAAGGTTGTGGCGTCAAAGGAAGCAAAGGACTGAGCAGCGCCTTCACCCCTCCCCGCTTTGCGGCCCCGGCGGCTCGCCAGTCAAAAACCCGACCCACAGCTCGTGCTGGTCGCGCTTGCCGGAGTGATAGATCATGTCCGCGCTAAACTTCTCCTGACGATAGTCCATCGAGGGCCTGTAGCGCGGCGATCTCGGCGCTTCCACCGCCTTCAGGAACTC